CGGTCGGTGTCCAGCTCGTTCTCGCCGGCGTACTTCTCGACCAAGTCGCGGTCGTAACCCATAGCCACAAGCTCGGACACAGTCAGCGACGTGCGGTGCGCCATAAAGTGCGCGTCCTCAAGCGACGTCGCGTGGCGTGATACGAGAAACTCTTCGGGCGGCACGTTGATGACCTTGATCTCGCCCTCGCGCCGTGTGACGCGGACAGTCAGGTCGTACTCAGAGCGAAGTGGCACCGTCTCGCCGGTTTCTTCGCTGTACATGCTTTCCATTACGGTTTCGGCCTGCTCGACGATTTCGACGTCGGGGTCGTTCATCAGCATGACCAGCTCTTCTTCGGATAGGCCGTTATACTCTTCCTCGTCTACGTTTTCTTTTTCCTCGTAGAAGAATTTGACGACGCCCATACGAAATAACAGCGCGTCCTTGAAAAACGTGTGAAGCAGTTTATAGCCGTCATTGCGCTGGTTAATGATGTAGTTAACGTAATTCGACGCCTGCTCGGCGGCCTCGACGTCCTCGGCAGTGCGCGGCGCAAAGCGGACATATTTGTCATTTGCCGTAAACACCCGCATCAGGTTGGGCATGATGGCCTCGACGGTGTCCGCGACTTCGGTGGCGACTACGGCTGAACGACCCTCAACCTCGTTGCCCAGCGGCTCACCCAGATAAAAATCAAGGGCGCGTAGGCGCTCCTCGGTGTACTCGCTGTCAAAGTGGTTTAGCGCGTCGGTGATTTCACCTGACACGATCGAGCCGAGCTGGTAGTCGTCCATTTTAGCCATTTTTCTTCGCACCTTTAGCCACGCGTTTTGGCGCGGGTTTTGCTTTTATTGCAGTGGCATTATCGCACACTTCCTTGGTTTGTTCTAGCGGGGGCTGGACGCGGCGTATGCGGCCCACTGCGGGGCGTCGCACCATCATTGCATCGTTACCTTGCGCGTGCCTTTCTTGGCGCCCTTGGACGCGCCCTTAATCGGCGTATTTATCTTGGCCGCAGTCTCGCTGTGTCCGCTGGTCGTCTGCACGGTTTTGGGCGGACGGGGTGTAGCCACAGTCTCGACGGCTGGGTTTTTGCCTTGAATACAGCGTTGCTTAATTTCGCAACGCCCGCGATATGGGCAGTTATCACATACAATCATTTTTTTGCCTTTTTCTTTTTCGCAGTTTTTGCGGCTTTCTTAAAAGCCATTGCGCTCGGCGCGCCACGCGTGCCGGGCTTTCTCATTTTTTCGCCGGAGCCAGCGGCAATGCGCTTACGCTTGGCGTGGATGTTTGCGTACAAACCTTTACCGGGCATATTTCTTGCCGCCCTTGCCTTTTTTCTTTCCGCAAGCCATTACCTTTTTCTCGCTTTCTTTTTTGCCGTGTCAGATAGCTGACTGAAGTGTAACACCTTTTTGCTTTTCGGTGTCATCTGCGCGCCGGTCATAATTGTGCCGTCCTTGTGCTTATGCACGGCGCCACGATATTTTGTGCCGTCACGAAAGTAGTGTATCCCTGCCGCCATATCAACACTTCCATCTGCGTCGAGCCGCCTTGCCGCGCGGGCTAGTCCAGCTCCTCGATCTAGCGCAAAAGCTCTTGCGCCGCTTTGCGTCGGCACTACCCGGCTTTACTTTGCCGGTAACGGGCGCCTTCAAATTCGACCCCGTGGCCTTGTTGTATTTTGCACGACCCTTCGCGGTAAGTCCACCGCCCGCCTTAACCGACAGCTTCTCGCCGCGACCGACTGACAGGCTTACGTTTTTCTTTTTGCGGGGTGCCATTGTTTAATCCAGTAAAAAAGTGTTTCTCAGGCCCATTCTTGGCGGGGCCATCATGCCGCCTTCTTCAAACTGCTGGAACGGAAAGTGTCTTTTTGGGTACTGCACACCCTTGCTTGAGCCGCGTCTGGCTTGAACAGCCCTAGCTTCTGCCTCCCCAAGAACATTCTGGTACACATTAAACGCGCCTTCACCCGCTTGACTAAATTCGGGGCTGTCGAGCTTCTCTATTACGCGAACAGCGTTTCTGTGGTCTAAACTTGCGGTTCTGTTTCTATCTAGCGTTTTGTTAAGCTCTTTTTGTTTTTTTGCCAAATCTTTGTCTGTCATAGAGATGGCAAGTCGGTCGGCGGCTGGGCTATCGTCTTTGGTGTATTTTGCCATTTTCCCAAAAGCGGCTTTTAACCACTGGTCCCTTTGGGGTGATTTTCTATTGTTGTAATCAAACCCAAGCTCCTGACCAAGCTCTGATCTTATCCTTCCGCCATATTTATACCAGTCGGATTGATTAAACAAAGAGCGCGGCTGTATATTTTCTTTTTGTGACATAAACTCATAATGCTTGATAGCATTTGCTCTTGAGACATTAGAAAGCTCTGCCCAAGCCGCATTATACGCGTCAGCGTCTGGCTTTGTTCTTGAGTAATCTGCCATAGCCGATCTTTTGGCGTCTCCCCAGACGCTTGCAGAGCTTGCGGTGTTAGAGCCTTTTGCAAAGCCCTCTATCTCTTGAACCTTGTGCTGTATCTCGTGAACAAGGACGTCTGCAATCTTATCATTAAATTCTTCAAAGGTTACAGGCTTATCCGCCCTGCTAGAATAGAAACTATTTACATTGATGTTTATACGGTTGTCCTTTGGGTTGAAGCTACCAAGAGTGTTTGACGCCTCGTCGCTAAAGCTAACTTTTATGTTCCTTAGCTCTGGGTAGTTTTCATAAAGCTCTGGATGGTCAAAAACTTCAGACAGAGGCTTACTGTCTGTGTATAAAAACTTTTCTTTCCAGTAAGGGTTAAGCTCCTCTTTAGGTGGCGCAGAACCTAACTGCTCTGTCTTTGTAACCTTTGCGCTTGGTGAGAACTCGACTTTACCTATACCCTCTTTTTCCCAAGGCGAAAACATCACCTTTGCAGGCTCGTCGTTTATTTCAAATCTATATTGATTGTCCGGCAACTTAAATATACCAGTTCCATATTTCCTCTCCGTAGCCATAAAAGCGCTCTCTGGGGAGGTTTCTGATGCCATAGTTTTTTCAAGCTCACCTAGCAAGCCTTGACGTTCTTGTTTTATTCGCGCCTCTACCGGATCAAGCTGTGAATATATATCTTTTAGCTCCTGAAACATCCCCTCCCATTCTTCTTTTGGATAAGCAAACATACCTTTTTCACGCGCCTTTTGTATCTCGGCCTCACGCGCTAAAAGCATCTCGTAATCCGACGTATCTATAGACCTTGTAGCCGGAAACCCTTTCGCCATTTTTCCGGCAAAGATGCCAAGAGAACCCTCAGGTATGCTACCTCTAAGTAGCCCAGCGCCGCCAATGCCAGCTCCAGACGTCAGCAGACCAAGGTTTGTTATTTCGTCAACAACACTTTCTGGAAGCCTCCCATCAACAGGAATATATCTCGGGTCTCCCTGCATTGCTCGGCCAAGCGTTTTGGCGCCTTGCTTGGCGCCGATTGCCATACCTTGAATAATTTTTGGGAACGACAAAACGCGCTCGCCCTGCGGTGTAATCGCATATGGCAAAAACATGCCAGCGTCGGCATAATCACCCATACCATACAGCGACTGCATCAGGGCGTTTTCATCGAAGCTCGGCGTACCCTGAGCGCCTGCCATCATCATGTCGTCGGGGGACAATAAGCCGTTCATCAAACCACCCAGCTATTCTTCGGTTTCAGTGTGCGATTGTGATTATAACCCCTTGAGTAGCCGCCAGCAACCGCACCCTGCCCAGCAAAGGTCAGCACAAACGCGTCGGCCACGTCGGGGCTACGCTGTCCCCTACGCTTCATCTCGTCCTTACTCTCGACCTTTAGCTTGCCGGTCGACAGGTATTTGTACCGTATGCCCGATAATTCCGCCATCAGCGTGCCGTCGTCCGGTATGTGGCAGTCTCGCGCCTCAAACCACTCGCGGCACGACCAAAACAGCTCGTCGCGTAGCCGGTTAAAGCGATCCTTCAGCGACGCAGTCTCACTAACCGACACAGCGACGGCGGGCATGTCCAGCTCGCGCAATCGGTCAGCGAGACCCGCGCCCAAGCCGATTGCGTCAATATATATCGCCTGCGGGCGCATGCTGTACGGCACGGCGTCGTACTCGCTCAACACGATACCGGCCAGCTCCATCAGGTCTTTGTTCTGCCACGTCTTGATCGGCTCGACCAGCACGTTGCCCTGACGCTTCGCCAGTGCCGACCGGTCGCCGCCAAAGCGCGCGACGTCCAAGCCCCAGACGACGGGGGTGGTTGGCCCCGCCTCAACGTCGCGCGTCACCGCGTCCTCGATCAAGTGCAAGGGTAGCAACACGTCGTCGGATTGCGTCGGAAACTCGCCCAGCACGCGCACCTTAAACACGTTACTCTCGGCGCCGTATTTTTGCGCCATTTCGTCGATAAACTTAGGGTCGACGTACTCACCCTCTTCACACGACACAGTGATGCAGTGCCACTTGTCGCGGTCATTATGGAACGCGTCGTAAAAATACCCGTCGGATCGGGTGGGGTTCCCGCACATGATGATTTTCGCGCCGGGGGTGGATAGCGCGCCGCTGGCCGTCTCAAATATCACGTTAGGCACGCCGGACGCCTCTTCGACCACAAACAACATGTGGGGGCTGTGAAAGCCCGCCAAGCTCTCGGGGTTCTCGCGGCGGCTGGTACGCGCCACGGCGAAGCTGTCGGTTGCGCCTTTCAGCGATATTTTGTCGCTCTTAAATTCGAGCAGGTCTTTGAACGCCGACGGCATATTGCGCGCCCAGCGGTCTATCTCTGTCCATAGCACGTCGGATAGCTGGTGCGCGCTGTTCGCCGTCACGGCTACTTTGCACGGGTAGTGGGTCATCAGCCACCACAGCACGACCCAGCTCTCAAATGCGGTTTTTCCGACGCCGTGGCCGGATTTGATGGCGACACGGTCGTGCTTTGCTATGGCGTCTAGCGCCTGCGCCTGCCATTTTTGCGGCGTGGCGTGCAGTACCGTCTCAACGAATAGGGCGGGGTCGGCGC